CGGTTATGACCGCATAGCCAAGGACCTAAAGAACGCGAACCGTGACACGATCATGGTCCGTGCTTACGGATTACCTACGAAGTCAATGACTTCACTGCTACCGAACTTCAGCCCAGAGGTCAATGTCCTGAATAGTACACCAAACAAATACGACATGACCTTCCCCGACAAGGAGTCCCTCACATGGTATCAGGTAGTTGACCCCGCCTTTGCCCGGAACTACGTGGCGATATGGGCAGGTGTCTCACAGGACGAGGAGATATTTATACGACGGGAGTGGCCGGACAGAGAAACCTACGGCGAGTGGGCCTTGTTCGGTGACCCAAAGTGGCGCAAGGGTCCAGCCTCAGAGAAGATAGGCTACGACGTAGAGAGGTACTGCGAACTGTTTGAGGAAATTGAAGAGGAGCTAGGTATCGAGGTCACGGAACGTATAGGTGACTCCAGGTTCTTTGCTAAGGAGAATGAGAACAATGTGGATCTATTCACGGCCTTCTATGACTTCGGCATGAACTTCACACCGTCCGACGGACAGCAGGAGGGCATCGGTAACACTAGCCTGGACGATTGGTTCTTCTATAATCCGAACTACGACCTTGATCCCGCCAACAGACCACGGTGCTACGTGCATGAGGACTGCGGAAATCTTATTGAGAGCATGATTAATTACAACGCTGCTGGTAAAGCTGACGAAGCACTCAAGGACTTTTTTGACCTCATCCGTTATTTGCGAATGTCAAATGGCGGTATGGGTCCGGACTACTTTGCATCCTCGGATATGGGGATCACCAGAAAACAACAAGGAGGATACTAATGAAAATTAAACTAACTGAGTTCGCCGAATATCACGATACTGACTTCGACGAAGCTCTCAAAATAGCTAATGAAAAACTACCGCAGGAATACATTAGCGGTAAAGGCAAGAACACTTGGATCAGTCCAGAGGGACAGGATATCCTGTGCGATGGTATGTTCATCAACGAAATAATCCCTAAGCACTTCAGGGGCAAGGTGTTATCAATTTGTCCGAATCCTAGATTCAACATGGTTCACTTCGTAGAGATAGGAAAGAAGGTTCCTGTTCTGATGCCTAACAGATTGAAGGATAGATTCTTAGGTAAGGTAATCTGTTTTGAGGTAATCGAATCCGAGACAGGGGTCAGCTATCGTTATGTCAAAGGTTGATAGAACAAAGATATTCTACGGAAGGAACCTTGGGACTGGCGAGATCGAGGACGAGAACCTGACTCTGGATTACAAATGGAACCAGCAGAACAGGGATCGCCTCATAATGTGGGAGACTTTCAAGCGGTATGTGAAGCATGAGTCCAAAGTCCCCATGACAAACATAGAGTTATGTGATAAGATAGGCAGTTCTAGGACTCATCTTGCTAGCATGATTCAACTAATAAAAGATAGACTAAATGCAGAACGATAATATTTCAAATGCTCTTACCTACGTGGGCAACGAGCCGGACATTAAAACACTCCGCTTTGCTTACGAGCAAACTATAACGGAGCTTGAAGCATATTTTGATTTATGTCGTACGAGCTACGACGACCGCCGTAACTGGTGGCCAGGCAAGAGCCGCGATCATCGCAAGCATGGAGCCGATGCGTTTCCTTGGGAGGGTGCTAGCGATAGTGAATGTCACCTCATTGATGAACGCATTACGAAACTTGCATCCCTATTTATTTCCGCACTCAAGAGGGCTAACGTCAGAGCGTTCCCCGTGGAAAGTGGAGACATTGCTCGCAGCAAGCTAGTATCAGGTTTCCTCAAGTGGATGATACGATCCGGATACATCCCCCGCTTTTACAGAGAGATGGAGCTAGGTGCTAACTACCTGCTAGAGCGTGGACTTCTAGTCACCTATGTTGGGTGGCACATGGAGGATCGCTCCTTTGAGCAAGAGATTGATCTTCAGCAGATAGCACAGATGTCTCCAGAAATCTTTCAAGCTATAGAGCAAGGTGAAAATGATGAAGAACTAATCCTGCTCCTTCAGCAAGTTTTTGACGGCGTTACAGAAAAACGAGCAAAGACCGCACTCAAAGATCTACGAAAAAAAGGAATCGCGAAACTGCCCGTAGTGCGTCGTCAAATTAATTGTCCCGAAGTCAAAACCCTAGCACCTGACGGTGACTTTGTCTTCCCTCCCTATGTTACTGACCCGCAACGCGCACCGTATTGCTTCTGGAAAACGTATTACACTCCACAAGAGTTAGAACTCAAGGTAACAACCGACGGTTGGGACCAGGACTTCGTGGACATCATGATCGAAAGATACCGAGGTGTGAACATTGACAGCCTTGAGCGATACGAAGAGGGCCGTCGCAGCATGAGCCTAACGGACACTGCATACGAAGCTGATGAACTTATTGAAATTGTTTACGGATACCAGAGACTTATTAACGAAGAGGATGGCTCCGAAGGAATTTACTGCACAGTATTTCATAAGAACTTTGATGGAGATGATGGCACTGGGACTCCCGGATATGCAAAGTTCGAACTACTCAACGGATACGAAGACTATCCAGTAGTAGTGACACGCTTGTCCGAGGACACTAAGCGTCTCTATGATGTATCCACCGTTCCCAGTATTCTTCGTGGTATTCAGAACCAAGTAAAGGTAGAACGTGATTCACGGATTGACCGTAACAGCCTAGCGACTCTGCCTCCAATCCTGCACCCAGTAGGCCAAGCACCCAATGACTGGGGACCAGGTCGTATGATTCCATACCGCCGCAAGGGTGATCTGGACTTTGCTCCGACTCCTGCGTACAACCAAGGTTCGCTTGAGATGGAACAGACGCTAATCAATCAAGCCGACAGAATGATTGGACTGGATCCGAATGATCCTATGTCTCAATCCAGACAGCAATTTATGGTTGATAAGTACCTAAGCCACGTATCCGAGGTGATCCGTATGGCGTATAAGTGCTTCCAGAGATTCGGACCCGATGAGGTCTTCTTCCAGGTGACTGGTATCCCTGACCCTCAAGTAATGAACAAGGGTAATCCGAACGAGAACTTTGACATCATGATTAACTTCGATGTGCTTGACAATGATCCAGATACAGTAGAAAAGAAACTACAAGGGTTCGTTGCATTGAATCAACTCAATGTAAATAACCGAATGAATATCGATGGATTACTGGATATTGCAGCCGCTAGTATTGATCCCGTCATGGCTGACGCGGTTCTGCAACCTGCACAAGATGCTCAACAAGAGATGGTTAAGAATGTTACCGATGATCTTACAAAGATTTTTGCAGGTATTGAAATGCCAGCCCGTCCTACAGGCGCGCAGATTGCTATGCAAGTCATTCAGCAATACGCCCAGCAGCCTGACATACAGCAACGCTTGCAGCAGGACGAAGCATTCCGGGGACGCATGGAGAAATACCAGGGTCAGTACACCTTCCAGATGCAGCAAGCACAGAACGCTCAGATTGGTCGGGTCGGCACAGCCCCTGCACAGATGGGTAATGTTAACACTCAGAATATGTAGTATTGTTTTATTAACAAATACTTACACAATGGCTGATAACAAAACACCCTCACAACTCGCCCAGCAGCGAGTCCGCGAACAGCGTTCACAGAATTACTTTGGTATGCTATCCCTCAATGAGGGGAACAAACCCAAGGTCTACAAGGACAGTAAGGGTAACCGCACTATAGGGATTGGCTTCAATCTTGAAGATGCTGGAAACCGCAAGTTCCTCAAACGGGAGGGCATTGACATCAATGAGTTATTTGCTGGTAGACCGTTGAGCGAAAGGGAAACTAGGACTCTCTATAACCACAGTCTCACTCAAGCATTCAAGGACGCTCAGTCCTATGATCCTAACTTTGCAAAGAGACCAGAGGCCGTTAAGATGACACTCGTTGATATGGCGTTCAATCTTGGTCTAACAAAGCTAAATAAATTTGTGGACATGAAGAAGGGTCTCATGAATAATGACTACAATATGGCTGCTGATGAAATGGTTGACAGTAACTGGTACAAGCAGGTACAGTCCAGGGGTCCTAGAATGGTGGACGTAATGCGTTCCGCAGCAAAATAATATGAATATCCAAGACGACATAAAGACACTTCATAACTACGAGGCTTTTGCTAGGTTCATGAAGATGGTTCATGACCTCAGAGAAGAGGCTATTGAGGAACTGCACGAAGCCAGTAGCGACAATATTCAACAAATATCCGGACGGATCATCACCTACGATCAGCTTTTACAACTATCAAGCTGGCAGGAACTAAGTGTCCGGCATCGCGAAAATTTCTAGGCTGAACAATAACTGTTCACCTATGTTATATTAACGTATCGCAATCTCTCGGCGTAAATGAGTGGAACTTATGACAGATGAAATCACGACTGCTGACTCTGGGGCAGATCAAATACCAGTGGACAATACTAATATATCCGTAACGGATTTTGCAAATCGTCGATTGGGCGAGATGAAATCTCAGCAAACTGCTGAGGAAGAATCAAAACCAGTTGCCGAAGAGCCAACGGAAGAGACACCCGAAGAGGTCGTTGAGGGGACTGAGGAAACTCAAGAAACTCAAGAGGTCGAAGACGGTGAACCAGAAGTTGAATCAACATCCGAGGATGTTCTTTCACAGATTGATTTGGACAACGCGTCCGAAGAGGAACTACGGGAACTAGCTGATAAGTTAGGCAGTAAAGCTGTGGCTCGTTTTGGGGAACTTACCGCAAGACGAAAGACAGCAGAAGAAAAACTGGCTAAACTAGAGGCTTCGCTTCAACAGCAAAACCCCCTTGAGTCAAAAAAGAAAATAGAGAATAACCCATTTGGGGATTTAGATTCTATCGAGAGCCTTCAATCCAAGGCCGAAGAGGTAGATCAAATAGTCAACTGGGCTGAGGACCTTCTTTTTGAAGGTGCTGACTATGCGGCTGACGATGTCATTACTGAGATCGAAGGCAAAGAAATGACGAAAGCGGAAGTCCGTAAATCTCTACTACAGGCGCGTAAGGCTCAGAAGACCTTTCTTCCTGATCAACTTTCTAAAATACAAGCCAAAGAACAGGCTGCAAATATGGAAGTTGCTTTCAAGCAGAGAGCGAAAGAAGAGCTATCCTGGCTAGAAGGTGAAGACAATGATGTACGCAAACAATACGAAGCTACAGTGAACGATGCTCGTTTTCAAAAGATGAAAGAGATCGTATCAAAAGAAGCTCCGGATGTTGCGGGTCAATTAGATTACTGGTTCGCTCACGCAGCAAACAGTATCTATGGTCGTAAACCTGTAGCCGAAAGTAAGCCAAGCATGAAACTTACACCACCCAAGGGTGCGACAACAAGTAATGCAAACGCTGCTACGTCCCCATCAAGAACTGCAAAGGCACTCAAGGAACTGCAAAGTCAATTTCAAAAATCGGGTAACGCTCGTGATTTTGCCGCACTTCGAAAACTACAAATGGCCTCGCGCCGTTAACTCATTAATAATTAAATACAATGTCATTCTCAAATACATTCGATACTACCAATACAGGTTCGGGTGTCTCCAATCGCGAAGACTTGACTGATGTCTTGACTATCCTCGCTCCCGAAGAGACTCCTATCCTTTCGTCTGCTAATAAAGAACGCGCCTCCGCAACTAATGTTGAGTGGACTGTTGACAGCCTTTCGGCTCCACAGACTACTGGCATTTCCGAAGGTGCTGATGTTACAGCATTCACTGACAAATTCGCTGGTCGCGCTCGCCTTGGCAATCGCGTTCAAAAATTTCGCCGTGACTACATGGTTTCTGACCTGCAAGAAGCAGTCGATTCCGTTGGTCCTGCTAAAATTGCTCAAGCTGAAGCCAAAGCTATCCGTGAACTAAAACGTGACGTTGAAGCTACACTAGCTGGCACTCAGGATTCAAGCACAGAAAACGGTGCAGGTACACCTAACGCCCTTCGTGGTCTTGGTGACTGGCTCGATTCTGCTGGTCCTGCTGATGTCCCTGCGGCATTCCGCACACCTGCTGGAAGCATTCACGCAACTGGTACTAACTTCTCGGAGTCAGTTCTTAATGATCTCATTAGCTCTATCTTCCGCGTAACTGGTTCTGCAAACAACCTCATGCTTGTTGCTGACACAGCACTTCGCCAAGTTATTGCTGACTTTGCTCGTCTTGACGCAGCTGGTGCAGCAGGAGCTAACGTAGGTGTTCGCTCAGTAAACTACGATGGTAACAGCAGCTCAATCAAACTATCCGTTGATCTTTATCAAAGTGACCACGGTGTTGTTTCAATCGTAAACGGCAACCCTGACTGTATGCCAGCCGTAACAGGTGGTACTGCAAATGGTGCTGGTTACCTTGTTAACCCTGAGTACTACGGTGTTCACGAGCTTATCCCAATGGGAAGCACTCGCCTTCCAAATCTTGGTGGCGGTGAGCGTGGTTTCGTTGACTGTGCATTAACACTAGGTGTTTACCACCCAGGCGCACACGGTTACATCCAAGCAATTACCTAACCCTTAACTAAAGGAGATATAATATAATGGCTAAATTAACCGTAAATGAATTAAGTGGTGATTTCACTCACGTGCTTACTCTATCCGCACAAGACATTGTTAACGCAAGCACTAACCAAACTGTCTGGGGACAAATCCCAGCTGGTGGTGCAGTTGACGTTGCCTTTGCCGTTGAGTCCGTAGCTCTTGTTGGAGCTGCTGACATCACGCTTGAAGTTGGAACTGGCACTGATGATGATACACTTATCGATAGCTTCGACATTGACGCTAACGCAGGTGCTACTGCATACAACACTGGAACAGACTTCATTCAAGGTAGTGGAGACACAACAGTTAAAGCAGGAGCTTCTCCTGTTGCTGGTTCTGGTGGTGCTGCTGCAACCAACCTTATCTACAAGTTTGGTGGTACAGTTGCTAACCTCACTGCTGGTGAAGTTATCATTGGTGTTCGTGTATTCGACCCAATGCGCTTCTCTGCAAGCTAATTAAATTCTGGTTGGGGGGCTTCGGCCCCCCGCCTTTTTTAATATGGATATCATTGTTCCTAACCTAAAGCGGTACTCTGATGGCGAGATTGATCGCGCCTTCATGAATGAAATCACAAATGGTTTCAAGTTAGAGCGAGAAACCGAACAACAAAGGGTTGCAGGTGCAGCCAAAGAAGCTAAGAAACTAAAGGGGACAGTTCACCCAGTTCTTGGCAAACCAGTTGCTAGTATCCCACCTAGGGAATACTTCCGACTAATCAAGAAGTATGGTCAAGAGACTGTGCATTCTAAAGAATTTTTAAAGTACTACAATAAGAAGTTCCCGGAACTTACTCCAAACAAAATCTAATGCAGACCAGAACCTACGGCGATCTTTTTAAGTTAATCCAATCCCTAGCTGGCGTTGGATCCTTTGCTCCTACGGAAGCAGATGATGTGGCTAATCTGATTAACCGCAGGTTCTTACAAGCATTTAACGAGAGTCCAATCTGGCCCCGATACTTAGTTACCTCTGAGGAGCGTGACATCATTTCGTTAAATATAAGCGGTCTAGGAGCAGGAACCTCATCAGATTCATCATCTGTTGTAAATGGAAACTACATTTTGCTTGGACAAGATGATGGAGCAAATGGAGCAGTAGCTGGAACTAATGTTTATTATAATCCTGCTGTAGGAAATCTAAGTGCTGGTACTACTGTCATATATAAAAGATCAAGCACGAGTCGATGGGAAATTGAAAGCGGTGGTCTTGTTGCTATAAATGCAGATGGTACAATTTCTGTACAAGCAACTGCTGGTGGTAGCGCAGTTACACTTTTAGTTGAGGCTGATACTCAAAAGAAAGACAACCCTTCCGAAGTTGATACCTGGACTTTGACAACTGCTAATCTATCTGGCACTCCATTAATTGTAGATAAACAACTTATTCCTTATGCCCAAACAGGCAGAAATACTATTGGAAGCTTCAACCGCATTCATCGCAAAAAAGCATTTCTTAATCAGTCCTCTGTTGAGTACGATTTCTTCGTAGATTTTGATGGTGCTAATATTTTAAATATTACCAGTACGACTGACAACTCAGCATTTGTTACTTACAAGAAGCAGTTCACACCATTTAGTATTACTGTTTCTGATCCAGTTGTTGTAGCGGACTTCACCGGTAGCACTGTCGAGGTTCCTGCTGAGTTCTTTGCTTACTTGGCTCACGCAACCTATGCTGATTTCCTCCGTATGGATGGTCAGACTGACAAGGCATTCGCCGAGGAAAATACAGCCTCTATTGCCCTAGCACTAGAACTTGAGAAGATCGATATAATCTCTAATAACAATACCGTAAACAAGCGGTTCTCCACTTATGTAAATCGGCAGTCCCGATAATAACCCCCTGTGATATAATACACAACTATGGCAAGTTCAAGAAATAACGCACTGGAGTTCAGCTCCGTAGGTTCAATAGTAATCAATGCTGCTGACGGTGCAACCGCCGGTACGTTTGGAGCTATCCAGTTCCTGAAGGATTCAACCCTTTCAGCATTGACCGCTACTAATGTAGAAAATTCTGCCGACCTCCTTACATCCTTTGGAGCAGGTACAATTATATATGGTAACTTTACTTCCGTAACCGTAAGCGGTGCGGGCAGCTTAGTGCAACTACACAAGGTCTAATATGCATATTAGCCTTGACTCAGCCCTGGGTCAGCAGCGCAGGCTGAACTCAGTAGGAGAGAGCATCACACAGATTGCTCCTGATCCTGCGGCGGCATACAGCCTCCGTAGCCTTACTGGTGGTGATCCCAAGGTTGTGCGTGTCCGCAGAGCAAGCGACAACCACGAACAGGACTTCACAGCGTCCGACGTATCTTCTGGTGCGTTGCAGGACTTTGTAAATGCTCAAGTGGTAGCACCCCTGGACATACAGGCACTGACCGCAACGGGCCGTGATGGTGACTTCCTTATTGCCAAGGCGGCTTACTCACTGCGTAGCCTAGGGACACGTCAGGCTACCTTAGCGGCTACTGGAGATACCGTAGCCCGTGCTGATGGTAAGTATGTATGCCAAGTGCGTCGTGATTCTGACGATGCTCTGAAGTCCTTTACGGCGGCTGAGGTTACTGATGGAACTTTGCTAGCTTTTACTAATGCAGATTACGTTAAATACACATCTGACTTTAGTGCTGGAGATAATAGTTGGGGTGCATTTGATGACGTTACTGAAACTGGTAATATTGATGGTATTGGAGGATTAGATGACAACCTGCGATTAGCTATAGGTTCAGCTACTAGCCAACACAGAGCGTTTAGAAGTAACATTCTTCCAGAAAATCAAAAAATTAATTTTTCGGCTAGAGTGTTTATACCATCAACCAACTCAGTCGTTGACGGCATTTTAATAAGAGACGCCGTAAACAATGAGATTATTTCTACTACAGCTCCTGCACAAGACCAATGGGTTACCGTAACGGCAAGCAATGTAACTATAACTAATGCACAGTTAAGAGTAAATCTTATGGATGGTGCAACAACTAGCTTTGCTGGCAATGGCTCCGATGTAGTATATTTGAGAGAGGTAACAGTTACTCAAGTTACATCAGACGGTCTTGTTAAAACTTGGTATGACCAAAGTGTAACCACGCAAGCAGGAGATACAGCAACAGGTAATCACGCAACTCAAGCAACTGCTGCAGACCAACCTAAGATTGTTAGTGCTGGTGCTTTAAACGCTGATGGCGGCTTACTGTTTGACTCAAGTGAATTTGATTTAGGTTCTTCAGTTTCCCTTGGTTCAGCGCATAGTATTTTTGCCGTTGCAAAAACAAGCACAGCCGTCTCAGGCGTTCTTCCAAATTTTTTAACTAATCCAACTAATGGAAGGGGCATAGGTTTCTACTCTGATGCAATAAAAGATAAGGCCATAGTTTCTGATAATGCTAACAATAATTTAACTTTTAGCAGCAACACCAACAAAAAGATACTATCGCTTACATCTGATGCTAGTAATGTAAATGGTTTTCAAAATGGCACAGCATCTTCTGATAATTCAAAGAGCCAAACATTAACTAATAATAATTTTACTGAAATTGGTGGTGGTTCTAACTTTGCTGGCACAATAGAAGAAATTATTGTTTATCTGTCTGACCAAACAGACAACCGCACAGCCATTGAAGCTAACATCGGTGAAGTCTACAGCATTGACCTACCATCTGGTGTAGACCCAGGGTTTGACCAAGTGGACGGCTTTGTAGAGACTTGGTATGACCAGTCAGGCAATGGCAATGATTTGACTCAAACAACTGCTGGCAACCAACCCACGATTGTAAGTGCTGGTGTTCTTAACACAAGAAACAATAAGCCAATTATAAAGTTCATACAAGCGAACTCAACCTTCTTGCAAACTGCTGACTCAACTATGTTTCCTAGTGGTTCTAGTCTAGCTGTGACTATATTCCACGCAATGCGCGTTGATGCATCATCAGGCAATCGGATTGGGTTTTTTGGTAGTAATGGTGCGGGTAATAATTCAGCGGCAAATACCTACAGGTTTGGTTCTTTCCCACCAAGAAAAGTAGGTGTAAAATTTTCTAACGCAAGCGCAACTCAAGCCGAACTCATTAGTTCCCAAGTAACAAACAATTTTGATTCAATTTTTACTTATCAATTTGCTCTTGATGGTGGAACGGCCTCTC